ACATATCGTTCTAATAAAAAGTCAAAAAAAGAACTGAATAATGAACTGGAAGTCCGCCTTCGAGAACAAGATAACGAAACTGCTAATGAAATCAAAAAGATGCAAAAGCAGATGGAAGTCCATAATATGGAAAGTAGCTGGGACAGTAGCACTCCTACAACCCAAAAATATTTGGAGGAAGTAGGATATAAGCGGTGCGGAAATGTTATGAATCTACAAAGTCTGATTCCATTTGTCTGGCAAGAGGTTGAACAAAACTCTGATTTAGGGGAGCTAAAAATGATTAAAGAAATGCTCCTAAAAATAGAGCTTCCTTTTGATGAAGAAAACTTATTGCCACATGAAATCCCACATTTAATTAACTTTAAAAAGCTACTCAATTCTTTAGATCAGAAGATTAGTGTCATTGAAAATCAAGTGAACGGATGAGATGGAATTTTGTTTTGGGACAAAATCGTGCTGTTGACAAATTTGTAATTTTACAAATGCATATTCTGCAAAGCCGCGTAAAATAAGGCTTCTAAATTGGGCTATTTGCAAAAACAGGGGTTTATCAACAGCTCGAAAATGTCCCAAAGTCTACTATTTCTATTGTAGATAGCAGGTATATCTCGATTAGAAATTAAGTTTAGAAAAGGAGTGATACCAAATGAGAATGGGTGAAGGACGAGAAACATTTAATAGATTACTAAATTGGGATAGAGGACAAGCACCTTCAGAACGATTAGCTGCCATCATTCTATCAAAAGAAGGATTCAAGGGGATTGACACCATACGCACCAACTTAATTAATCTTCCATAATAAATCATTTTCTGATATCATTAGACAGAGGTGAAAAATATGGAGATAAAAGAATTGATAGATTTATTACCAAAAGATTATGAAAAAGAATGCTATGAAAAAAAGGCGATCAGGAGAAAACGAACGATAAAAAATCCACTCGATCTGCTAGTATTACTGTTGTATTATCTTTATGATGATCATTCCCTTGTTGATGTAAGCCAGTTTGCAATCTTAAAAAATATTGGGAACATAAGTGATACTGCATTGATAAAAAGGTTTATACAATGTAAAGATTGGATCAAATGGCTGCTGTCAGAGATGCTGCCAAATGAAATTATTCATTATAAAAAACCAGAAGATCTTGAGCCATATAGGATAATTGCCGTGGATGCTTCTGATATTGTCCAAAAAGGAGCAGTGAAAAAAACATGGCATTTACATTATGGAGTTGACCTGTTTTCATTAACCTGTAACCAGTTCAAATTAACAGAACAATCTACAGGAGAAAGCCTTAAAAATTTTGAAATAAAAGAAAAAGACCTCATCATAGCAGACCGTGCCTATGGAACCATCACAAGCATCGAGCATTGTCTTAAGGGCGGTGGGGATTTCATTATCAGGATAAAAAATAAGCCATTTAACATGTATGATGGGCAGGGAAAAAAGATCCTTCTTTCGGACTGGCTGAAAACCCTTGGCAGCGAAGCTGGGGAGATCAGCATTTACATTAAAAGCAGTGACAAAAAATTGGTTCCATTGAGGATATGTGCAAGAAAGAAAACGAAAGAAGAAATAACAATCGAAGAAAAACGGTTAAAAAGGCTGGAAAGCAAAAAACAGACAACATATAGCGATGATACCAAATTTACACATCAATTTATGTTTGTGGCTACTTCGCTTCCTGCCTTAATTTCCGCAGAAAAAGTTCTGGAATTTTATCGTTTGCGCTGGCAGGTGGAACTTATATTTAAAAGATATAAATCTTTGCCTGGCTTAGGGAATATCCCTACAAAAACAAAAGAATCCAGCGAAGTGTGGTTAAATGGAAAAATGTTTTTGGCGCTTTTAATAGAAAAATATCTTGGGGATATTGATTTTTCCCCCTCTTGGAATATCCGAACAGAGCCGGAGTGTGTGGAGAGAGATGAAATTGGTGTCCTTTTTGATCTATACAATGTTACTTCCAGATAAAGAAACTATCTTTTCACATGATTTTTTAGAGTTGTCTAAAAACGCTTTTATTGAAAAACGTAAAAAAAACCGACAGCAACTTTGTCAATTCAGCTAAAGTTGGTGCGTATGGTGTCCATCCCCGACCTTAACATCCGGAAAGGCCCTGGCACTGACCACGGCAAGACCGGGAAATATACCGGAGCCGGCACTTTCACGATAGTGGAGGAGGCAGACGGCGAAGGCGCATCCAGGTGGGGATTGCTGAAATCCTACCAGGAAAAGAGAGACGGATGGATTTCGCTGGATTACGCAAAGAGGGTATAAATGGTTTTACGCCTGCAGGAGTTCCTTTTGGGATTCCTGCAGGCGTTATTTTTTTTGGAAAAATACCCCGCCGAACTGCGGTTCAAATCTCCGTATAGTGAGGAGGCGTTTTTATGACTGACAGGCAAAAAGACCGGATACGGCAGATGAGGGCTGCTGGCTATGGATATATGAAGATTGCGCAGGAACTTGGCATTTCAGAGAACACAGTAAAATCATTCTGCCGGAGGAAGGGACTGAGTGCGGGGAAAATAAAAGCAGCAGTGCCGTCTGCGGATGGGGATAAGGGTATCTGCCCGTGCTGTGGGGCGGAGGTGAAACAGAATCCGGGACGGAAAGCCAAGAAGTTCTGTTCCGATAAATGCCGCAATAAGTGGTGGAACAGCCACCCGGACCAGATAGAACGGAAGGCACGTTATGAATTCGTGTGCGCTTACTGCAAAAAGCCGTTCACGGCCTACGGCAATGCCGGCAGGAAATACTGCTGCCATGCGTGTTATGTGGCTGACAGGTTCGGAGGTGGCGCAGATGAGTGAGGAGCAGTTCCAGAATGAAAAAATGTACCACGCCACCATGAACATAGCGAAATCCCTCATGGAACAGGGGGCAATGACGGCAGAGGAGTACGGTCAGATTGATACAATTTTCCGGGAAAAATACCGCCCGATTTTGGTTAGTTTACAGACCGAAATGAGTGGATATAAAGCCGATTCTATGGCATCATGTGACACTGACAAGGAGGGATGATATGCCGAGAATCAGCGTAATCGGGCAGGTTCTGCCGGAACTGAAAAAGAGGAAGAGGGTGGCGGCTTATGCCAGGGTGTCGATGGAGACGGAAATGCTCCTCCATTCCCTTTCCGCGCAGGTCAGCCATTACAACGGATTGATACAAAAAAATCCTGATTGGGAGTTTGCGGGCATATATGCGGATGAGGGCATCAGCGGAAGAGACACAAGCCACCGCGATGACTTCAACAGGCTGCTTGCGGACTGCGATGCCGGGAAGATTGACATAGTGCTGGTAAAGTCCGTCAGCCGTTTTGCAAGGGATACCGTGGACACCCTGACGGTGACGAGGCACCTGAAGGAGCTTGGGATTGATGTTTATTTTGAAAGGGAACACATCCATTCCATTTCTGACGAAGGGGAGCTGCTGCTCACCCTGCTCGCGTCCTTCGCACAGGAGGAATCGCGCAGCATTTCCGAAAATGTGAAGTGGGGCATCCGGAAACGGTTTGAACAGGGCATCCCGAACGGGCATAAAGCGCCATACGGATATGAGTGGGACGGGGAGATGTACCGCGTCATACCGGAGCAGGGGGAGGTCATAAAGGAGATTTTTGCAAAGTACCTTTCCGGCACATCTGCCTATGGGATTGCAAAGGAGCTTTCAAAGCGGGGCATCACGGGGCAGAAAGGCGTGCCGATGGACGACTCCACCATCAAGTTCATCCTCACGAACCCGTCCTATACGGGCTCCATGCTCCTGCAGAAGAATTATATTTCCGAGGGGCATACGAGGAAAAGGAATAAGGGCGAGCTGCCCATGTACATGGTGGAGGGTATGTTCGAGCCGCTCATCCCGCAGGCAGATTTTGAAAAGGCGCAGCTCATACGGGAGCAGCGGGCGGATGCCGCCGCCAATAAAAACCCCACGCTCACGGCTTTTTCAGGACTGGTGAAATGCGGGGAATGCGGCCGTTCGGTGAGCAGGCGCACCACAAAATACGGCAAGAAATGGAACTGCAATACCAGGGAGCGCAAAGGGAAAGATGTGTGCGGGCTCCGGCCGGTCTATGAAACGGAGCTGGAGCAGGCGGCGGCCGCCGCACTGGAGCTTGCCGCCTTTGACGGGGTGGCAGTCCGGAGGGAAGTCGAGCAGATTGTCATAAATGCAGACCGCATTGAGTTCCGCATGAAAAGCGGGAAGGCAAGAGAGGTCATGCGGGCATACCAAAGAGGCCGCAGCGCATTTTCGCAGAAAATCACCTGCGGGTGCTGCGGCAGGAAACTGGAATGCGATTACTGGAAGATGGGCCCGAAAGGGCAGAAGGAAAAATATAAGGTTTGGGTGTGCCGGGGGTGTTCCTTCCGCAGGCTGCTGGATGATGAATTCCGAAAGGCAGCGGCGGAAGTCCTGGGGCGGGAGGATTACGAACCCCGCTTTGTAAAGGAGATTGCGGGAGTGACGGCATACGAGGATAGGTTAGAATTTCATTTTGTGGAAGGAAGGGTGGTCGAATGGCGAAGAAAGTAACAACCATACCCGCCACGCTGAACCGGTTTGACTCCAGGCCGATTGCGGCGGCGAAAAAGCGGAAGACGGCGGGGTATGCGAGGGTATCCACGGATTCCGAGGAACAGGCGACAAGCTATGAGGCGCAGGTCGATTATTACACCCGGTACATAAACGGCCGGGAGGATTGGGAATTTGCCGGGGTGTATACGGACGAAGGCATCTCTGCAACGAACACAAAAAAGCGCGACGGTTTTAACCAGATGATTGAGGATGCCCTGGCGGGGAAGATTGACCTCATCATCACAAAATCGGTCAGCCGGTTCGCAAGGAACACGGTGGATTCCTTAACGACAGTACGGAAGTTGAAGGAGAAGGGCATCGAGGTTTATTTTGAAAAAGAGAACATCTACACGCTGGATACCAAGGGGGAGCTGCTCATCACCATCATGAGCTCCCTTGCGCAGGAGGAGTCAAGGAGCATTTCAGAGAACACCACTTGGGGCAAGCGGAAGCAGTTTGCGGACGGCAAAGGCAGCCTTGCCTACAGCACTTTCCTCGGATATGAGAAAGGCGAGGACGGCAGCCTGAGAGTGAACCCGGAGCAGGCAGAAACGGTAAAGCTGATATACCAGCTTTTCCTGCAGGGACTGAGCCCGTATGCCATCGGCAAGAAGCTGACGGGGCTTGGCATCAAGAGCCCCGCGGGGAAGGACACCTGGCACCAGAGTTCCGTCAAGAGCATCCTCACCAACGAGAAGTATAAAGGGGATGCGCTCCTGCAGAAGCAGTACACGGCGGACTTCCTCACCAAAAAGCGGAAGAGGAACCAGGGGGAAATCCCGCAGTATTATGTGGAGGGGAACCACGAGGCAATCATCCCTCCCGAAACATGGGAGCTGGTGCAGGAAGAGATGGAGCGGAGGAAGAGCATGGGCGCAAGGTACAGCAGCACGAGCATATTTTCCTCGAAAATCAAGTGTTCCGAGTGCGGGAACTGGTACGGCTCCAAGGTGTGGCACTCACAGGACAAATACCGCAGGGTGATCTTCCAGTGCAACCGCAAGTTCAAGAACGATAAGAAATGCCGGACGCCGCACCTTACAGAGGACGAGATAAAGGATGCCTTCGTGAAAGCCGTCAATGCGGTCATCCCGGAAAAGGATGAGCTGATAGCGAACACCAAGGTGATGATGCGGACATTATGCGACACCACGGAGCTGGAGGTGGAGCAGAGCCGGTTTCTGACTGAGACGAAGATGGTGGCGGAAATGGTAAAAAGGATTGTGGCGGAAAACAAAGCTGAAGCCATGGACCAGGAGGAATACCAGAGACGCCGCAATGAACTGGTCGCCCGGTATGAGGCGGCAAGGGACGGGTACGAAAAAGCATCCGGGGAGATTTCCGACAGGCAGGGAAAGAGGAAAACCTATATGCGGTTTATCGGCGGGCTGCAAAAGCTGGACGGCTTCTGCGGAAAGTTTGATGAGGAACTTTGGACGGCGCTCCTTGACTACGCCACGGTTTATGCCAGAGACGACATCCGATTCACTTTCAAGGCGGGGAACGAAGTGAAAGTTGATGGATAGGTAAAAATGTGTAAATTTCGCTATTTAATATAGAAAGAAAATTTTTTTCTGGGCCGGAATAATCAGTTTCCGGCCCGCATTTTTTAGGTTTAGGGGGGTGCATTTAGGGGTGCATCGTTGAATTGTATCAATTTCGTTGTACCGATGAACATCGCAACACCGAAATTGATACAATGCAAAATTGCTGAAATGCCTGAAAATAAGCCTTTTCACGGATTCCGCCATTTTGTTTTTTCGGTTTTGGAGCCTTTTTTCCGTTTCGGAAGCTGTTTCGCCCTCCGATTTTGCACCTCCTTTTAACGATAGCAGGCAATCGTTAAAAGGTTTGAATGGGGCAGGGACAGAGCCTTGTGCCAGAAGTGAAGCGATAGTTCTGGCATGGGGCGGTGTCTCCTTCCCCGGCAGATACGGACACGGAAAGCCCAACGGAAAATAGATAA